TTAGATTTTGTCAGCGTGGTGGATCAGTACAAACTTTTCCCATAATTCATCTTGCGATTCAGTATGAGCAGGATCGATGATAATTGTATTCGTGATAGGGCATACCGACTGACAAGTCGGTTTATCATAATGTCCTACACATTCAGTGCAAAGATCAGGATTGATTTCATAAATATCATTCCCCATTGAAATGGCATCGTTAGGACATTCGGGTTCGCACATATCGCAGTTGATACAGCGTTTTGTAATTAATAAAGACATATCAATAATTTACATTTAATTAAGTTAATAATCAGTAACTTATATCTTGCACCTATTAGTTACTATCGTCTGTTACTTGTGTTTTTATACAGTATGATTTACATTGAATAACTCAAATCCGTAACACAAAACCGCAACACATACTGTTTTTACTGCTCTTAAAATACCTAATGTGTGAGCTTTAAGTTTAATGTGTTGAAATAACGGAGTATTTCAATGTCAAATCTAGCAACACAAAAGCAAAAAACACCAGATAACGATGAATATACAGACGCTCTTAGTCGTTGGGAGTCATGTAAGCCACCTTACACAAGTACACACATAAGAATCTGTGTTACTGCCGTCAAAACCATTTTAAAGCATATCAATAAACCACGTCGCTCTAAATATGAAAAAGAGCACTACTTGCGTATTGATTTTAGTAAGGCGGGTAAGGTTACCATATACGCGGAATATCCTAAACACATGGATATAAAAGGCCAGAAATTAGGGGAATGGCCAGAACTATCATTACCGATAGCAAGAGAGAAAGCGAAAGCATTATCTGAAGAAGGGCTAAGAGCTGAATCTGTTCATCAATTATTAGATCTTTATGAAAAAGATTTAGCCGGGAAAGTCGAACGCTCAAAGTTAAGTGAAAATAGTTTTTATACTTATCGTTGCAGAGTAAAACAACTGAAGCTGACGTTCGGATCGCGTGAAGTTTTTAGTGATGTGAAATACTCACGATTAATAGAAATATTGGATAATTGGATACAAACAAAATCAAATAATCATGCATTAGAGTTATTTGCTGAGATGCGCCGATTTTGGAAATATGCATCCCCCATTTATTCTAATGGAAGAAATATTGCGTCGAGCATTCCTGATGATTATGTGTCGTCACGGGTGCAGAAACCCATGCCAACGAAACGATATACTGATATTGAGTCCATTGCCACCTTATGGATGAACGTTGCTTCAAGCACCTCTGTGCATCAAAAAAATGCAGTTAGATATATGATCCTCACTGGAGTTAGACCAATCAATGTTGTCAATTTGAAGTGGGAATATGTTGATTTAGATAACTTAGAAATAACTTATCCAGCTGGTTTAATTGGTATGCGTGGTGCAATGAAAACTCAAAAAGAGTTTAGAGTGCCAATTACAAAGGCAATGAAAAGCTTACTCGAGGAACAATTAGCTTGGAAAAATTCCACTGTTAATTGCAATAAAGAATATGTTTTCCTACAACCTAGAGATCCACAATTAGCGTTTTCTAAACGTTCATTGGATAAATTAGTTAAAACATATAGCCCTGAAGGGGCGGTGAAGGGTGTAGTGCATGAGGGAACGGTGAAGGGAAAGTCCGGAGCATTTAATACTATGTGCCGTAAGTTTTTTAAAAGTAATATAATTGCACAAATGCGTCAAAAAGGCTTTTCACGTTCTGATACTAAAGAAATTAGCATGCTATGTTTACATCACTCTGATAAAAGTGAAGATCCAATGGCTGAACATTATGACTTTTCTGATGAGATACTGCAGGAAGAGATAGCGCTAAAGCGTCAAGCATTTGAGGCACATGAAAATAGTATCTTGACTCAAGTAGCGCTATTACGTCGTAAACTTAGTTAATAAGTGCTTCTACATTTTTCAATAAATGCTTTTATATTTTTGTACTCGTATCGAACAACTTTATTGGTAAATTTGATTGGTGCGAGTATTTTTCTGTGACGATGTCTATTATTCCAATCGCATAATGTTTTAGTGCTAATTCCTCCTAGTTCAATACAAGCCTCTTCAGGAGTTAACATATCATCATCTTCATACTCTTTGTTTTTAACGTTATCTGGGATATTTGTCGTTTCTTTTTTTGTTTTGCGTTCTACGCATACGTCTGTTTTCATTTCGGTCTTGCCTCATCATATTAGATATTAACAAGTCGGCAGTCTGACAAGCATTTTTTATTTCTATATCGGTGCAAGATTTATTTTTTATACTCGATGCAAGCCGGCCTAATTTAATATCAAAATCTGTTAATAATTGAGAACCTGGTTCCCAAGGTGTTAATAATTTCATGGTGGTTACCCATTGGTCTTGAATAAACCACCATGCTAATAACAACGAAAAGTAAAAACTGATTATGCTTAATCAACTTTTTACCCGAATAATTCCTTCCACTGGATAGCATTCTGCAATTTTCCCTTTGGTCGCGAGTAATTCCTTATCAATTAAACAATTTTGTTCATCAGGATAAATGTAGCCATAGGGTTCGAACTGACAAATCATCGAACTACATACCAAAAGGAATAAACCATACATTATTGTTCACTCCTTTGTTGCTCCGCGGGAGTAGGCTGAAGTTCAATTTTGACGTGTGCAGGAAAATCGTATGAAACATGGCAACGTCTATCTGTTGAAACAAAACCGTATGATCCATCTGGTAATGTGATTTTTACTGCTTGGTCTTTTTGTTGGGAGTGTCTTAGCATTGGTCTTGCCTCTTTGTTCTATCTGAAATAGCTAATTTTATTTTTGCTAACTGTAATGTGGTATGTTTATACTCCGCAGGTGCTCCTGAGTAATGTTTATTAATAACAGCATTTTCTCGCTTTGAGATCATCATTAAATTATCAATATGACAATTAAGTTTATTATCATCAATAAATCTAATTATATATCCAGTAGGTATTTTCCCATTATATTGTTCCCATACTAAACGATGTTTTAATTTCCAAATGTTTGGTTCAGCAGTTTTCACTTTTATATACCCATCTTTAGTTGTTGATTCAGCGCCTATGGGTTGATAATTAAAAGGGCGATTATTTTTCTTAAATGATGTTTTATTCGCGCCAGTCAATCCTTTAGTACCTTTATTAACAGGAAAATGTCCTTTAATAAACTTCCCTGTTCTTCCTGTATTCAATCCTAATCTTTTACGAAAACTATGAAGTGATTTGAATGTTCGTAGTTCACCAAATTCCTTTTTAAACTCTTCAATTAAATCATCCGGTAATAATAAATAATTATTACTCATCCAAACTTTCATATCTTCTGTATAAGAAAATCTAGACACTTTTCACCTCTAAGTATTTAGGTGGCTTTTGTATTTGATCGTTATATTTTAATTTACCAACATTTAGAGCTAAATTACCATTATTTATAATTTGAGACGCAACAGAAGATATTGCGTTAGCGCGTTTAATTTCTTCTGTTAACTCATTACCTTTTAGTTCTTCATCTGATAATCGCTCTAATTGTGCAAATAAATGATTATGTAAATCCTCTAAATTATTTTTCATTCTAAACCTCTGTGACATGTCACGTTAATGAATAATAGCTGTATTTATAGGGTGTCCCAGTTGTAGCAATAACGCTTTTTGCATTGATGAAAGCGCTTGCTGTTCTTGCTCTGTGACATTTTTTGTTGATGCCGTAGACCATTCGATACTGCATTTATTGGTTGCTTCATCATGGGTAATAACAACTTCTAACTTCATGGCCATAACGTTTATCTCCTGATAATGCGCCCAATAAAGGGCGCTATTATGAATTAACGAACCATTAATGATCGGTCACCGACTTCTAAGTGAGCACCAGGTATTTCAATTCCGTTTTCAATCGCTTCTTTGATGCCTTTTTTATTAGGCGCGGTGACGGTTTGAACATCAACCAACTCATCCGGTAATAAAGCCTCATTGTCGATAATGACTCGAACAACACCAGCTCTAGCTGTGAATGTATTTTTTGTTGTTTTTAATTTATCTAATCCTGAAGCCAATAAGCAGTTAAGAGCATATTTCTTTAGGTTTTTAGCTTGGTTTTCGAATGATTTTTTACGATCAGATAAACGTTTAGATTCTTCATCCAGTGTTTTAGCTTGACCTTCGATATTGCGAACGTGGTGCATAATTGCATCCAATTTATCACCTAGCTCGCCCTCGATACCTTCCAATGTATCTGCGATATCTTCAGGAGAGAATTCGCCTGTTTCAACGAGTTGCTGTAATTTTTCATAATTGGTCGCCAGTGCGATAGCGGTAGTTTTGGTCATTAGATTGCCTCTTCTTTCTGTTTCAGTTTGTCTAAACACTCTTTTTCGATTTGGTTTAATCGACGTAAACGGCCGGACAAATACTTCTCGTAATCTTCGTCACGACGTTCTTGAGCTGATTTAATATGTGCAGAAATTTCGCGCGTTAATGTCGATGCAATACCTCGTAATTCATTTGCTGTAACAGCACTACGCATCACTTCTGTATGTTTAGTAAATTTCTCGTCTAATTCTTTACGAATGCGAGTAATATCTTCAGCTTTTTCACTCGCGTTTTTAATTTCAAATTCAAGCTTATTACTTGCTAAATATTCAGGGTTATCATGCATACCCATAAAGACATCAGAGCTAAAGCCAAGCATTGATAGGGCTTTTTTGATTGCATCAGTGAGTGATTTTTTAATAGCTTCACCGTCAACTTTAATGCCATAGTTAGTTTGATAGCGGTATGGTGTTGCACCATAACTTTCAAACTCACCGCGGGTTTCACATTCGATGATGTACCAAAAACGGATCTTAATTGAGTGGTTTTGTTCACAGAATAACGCTCCATCACCATCCCGCAAAAAACGGGTTGCAACTTGTTTATTGCGCTCATCGAGAACAGGTTCTACAAGAGGCTTTCCATCAATAAATTTTTCTTCAAGGACTTCATAACCCCAACCTTCACCAATAGGGCCGAATATTTCAGTCGCGCGCATAAACATGTAAGTGCTGTTTATGCTAGTTCCTACAAATCCCATACCTTCTAATGGTTTAGTAAAGCGAGGGTCTGTACGTTGTACTCTTTTCCAAATACTTAGGTTATTAGCATCACTCGCGTTAAGAACTTCATCAATAACACTGGCACGTTGCTCAAAATTATCGTGTTGTACTGATGGTGTTTCAGGCTCTTTAGGTTTTTCAGTTTGCTCAATCACTTGAGCTGTTTCTTCTTTAGGCGCTACTTCTTGCTTTTTACGCGAACGTTTAGGCTTAGTTTCTTTCTCAACTGTATTTTCTTTGGATACTAAAGATGCATTATCTGTTTGATTTAACTTAGTAGTAATTTCTTCTTTTTCAGCGTTGCCAGCAGGCTTGTTAATACCTAAATGCAGATCAATCAATTCTTTTCGTGCATTAGGGTTATCTAATAACTCAGGCCGTTTTTTACTTTCAGCGATTAACGCAAAAATCTTTTCACGTGGTATATCTAAGATGCCAGCTGTTGTACGTAAATCCATTGACCAGCGTTTCCATGCTTTGTTGTCATCATCTATCAGCTCTTTGGCCTTCTTTACTTGAGATGCGAGGATATTATTAGGGTCAAAATCATCTAACAGCGCTAAGGCGATTTCAGTATCTATTGTTGAATAGTTACGTTTGATAGAAGATGTTTCTTCTTGTGGTTGTTCTGGTTCTTCTGTTAGCCAACTTTCACCTAATGACTTAGCTTCTTCAACGGTGACATCTTCATTAGCAAACTCATAGATAGCCTGTGCTATTTCCATCGTTTGTTCAGCATCCATCAAAGATAATTTTGTTATTTCAGCAAGGCCTGTAGCGATATTACGAATTTTGGGATCTTCTGTGCCAGCAAGATATTTCAATGTAAAAGAGAACTCTTTGTTTGTTATTTGAGTCTTCCCAAATAACAGCAGGCTGGCAATACGAGGTTTTGTGGCCAGTTTTTTAAATTCTCTATATTCGATAGGTTTCCATTGAGTACCGTCATACTCATTTTCAACAGCAAATTTTTCATCGAAAGCATCTAAAGTAGGGCATGCAGAACCGTCAAGATATTCGCTAATTAACGGTTCATCAGTATTAAAGTTATCCATAGCTTCGGGATATGCTTCAGATAATTTCACTACTGCAGTCGCTGTTGCCAGTTTTGCATTAGCAGTGCTTAACGCTATGGCCAACGGTACAGCACCGTTGTTTGTACGAGCCTCGGTCGTAGGCTCAAATACACAGATAAAAGTTTTCATTGGTCTTGCCTCTTATAAAATTCCTTTGCGATAATCTTTTTCTAACAAAGTTTCTTTACTACAAACTTCGATAGAGCCTTTCAATAATTCTTGGTTAGCTTTACCAATAGGATTATCAGGTCGAATATCTAACCCTTTTAATGGACGAGACATTGAATCGTATTGACTAATAATCTCTTGGCGTTTTCTATCAACACGAGCAATAACTTCGTCAAAGTGCTCTCCACAAGAAATGAATCCGCGATACTCATACGCTTCATATTCATCTATCTCTTTTTTACACAATGAACATTTCATGAAATTACCTCCTAATAAGGGATTTCTTCGTCAGTTTTTGAAATGGGTTTGCCTTCTAAGCAGAGAAGCATTTGGATTTGATCTTCTAACAAGCTTGATTTCACTTGGGCATCAGCAAGAATTTTTTCTTGCTCATTGTGTAGAAAATCAATTTCAGCGTGAATGAGATCAGTTTGAGTTGGCTCTTTAAAAGGAACATCAACAGTGTGTTCAGCAACAACAAAACCTAGTCCAGCATTGGGATCGGCTTTAAATGCGTAGGCGTTATATTGGTAAGAACCATCGAACTGTTTTTGAGCATGAATATAGAGTGTGACTGTTAGGCTTTCAGGTTGTGCTTTCATAGCAACTCCTTTAAAATAACTGCGATCAGTGATTTATCATTGGTCTTGCCTCTTCTAGCGTTTGGTCGCGCTAGTAGAACTCCCGATAGCTTTGGTCGGCAATTCGGGGTAAAGGAACCCACTTCGGTGGGTTTTTTTACGTCTAAAATTTGTTGCCCGTCTTTCCGAGCTGTCAGGTCTGCCTTGTAGCTTTGGTCAGTAACTAATTTAATTTGCTGGTATTGTTAAAAAATCTGCCGTTATGCCGTGGTAATCATGACCGGTCGCTATGAGAGCTGTGGTTCTCCTCCGACATAACAGCAAAACTAAATCTGAACACTTACCTAAACACTTGCTGTGTTGTTTTTGGTTACTTTAATATTAGCGTTGCTATTTGATTGTCAATAGCATTGCTAATATTTTAAGTTAAAAAAAACCACCGTATCGACGGTGGTTGTATGTAACACATTGTTATTTTATGCAAAATCAATCATTTTAATAGGAAGTGATTTTATTACTTTTCCAATAATTCGGAGATCATACATTTCTGACTCTTCAATATAAAACGTTTCATAAGCAGGATTATCTGATTTAACAGCTAGTTTTCTGCCCTTAACTCTTTGTAATCTTTTTATAAATAATGAATTTTCAAAACTAAACACATAAACACCATCGCCATCAAAAAATTCATTATGAGTATCAACAAAAACGACGTCTCTTGGGTTTATTGCTGGAGACATGCTGTCACCGCTAATGTTAATTATTTCAATCCCTTTTAAACTTTTTCTACCGAATAAATCGAATACTTTTTCTGGAGAGAACTCAATAGATTTTATAGTGTCAGGGAATTCGTTATTTATAAAGCCACCAGGGCCTGCTTTTGCATATACATCCATCAGTCTTAAAGTCGTATGTTCATTTTGAGTTGATGTAGAAGAGGTTATTTGTTTTATTTCTTCTTCTTTTCCTGTTCGCCTAACGTAGTCTAACAACGTTTTTAGCTCTGGATTAATATCTTCAGGATCAACTTTCAATAATGATGCGAATTTTAAAATTGTATCAGTGTTTAAGGCTGTTCGGCCATTTAAATACTGACTTACTGCCCCTTGAGTAGCAAATCCCATAATCTCTGCGGCTTTTTCTTGAGTTAAGCCCAGAGATTCTCGTTTGGCTTCCCAAATGTTTCGTAAGTTTCGGGCGGCAATTTTATCTGATTCTGATATTTTTCTGTTCATTTTAGTATTTTATTTGTAATGCTAATAATTATCCAATAGCAATGCTATTGATTTATTAAATTAGCATTGCTAATATTCAGCTATTACATAAGCTGGAGGAAAACATGAAATTAGATCTGTATTTAAAAAAACAAAAAATCAGCCAAACTGAATTTGGGAAAACGGTTGGAGTAACTCAAGGGTTTATTAGTCAAGTTATTGCTGGTAGCTACTACCCTAAAGGTCGAAAAGCTATCGAATGGTCAGCAAAAACCAATTGGTTAGTAACTCCACATGATCTTAATCCAGTTGATTATCCAAATCCTTGGGATGGCTTGCCAAAAGGAGTATTCAGTATTACAGGTATCAAATTAAAAAACTGATTATGCATAATCAATTTTTCTAGCGACAGGAGACGCAAAAATGAATTTTGATATCAACATTATCAGAGCTGAAATTGAGGACTGGGCTGTAGAACAAGGGCAAGAACATGTTGCTATTGAGATTAGCCGAGCTTACTTACGATTAGTGATTAATCAAGAACATGGTCGATTACATGCCATTGAGGATCAAACGGGTAAGGCAGACTGGAAAGCAATCAATAATAACCGGCAACAGATATTCCGTTGGTTACGTGGTGATTCTCGCGCATCTCAAAGAAAAATTGCTGAGTTAATGCCAGCGATTGAAATGGCTCTACCGGCTTCGAGGTTAGCTCGAGTACGCGGAGATACCAAAAACTATTTAGCAACTGTAGCCATTCAGCGTTTTGCTGATGCTATGACTGAAATCTTATTAGAGGGTCGTGACATGTCACACCAAATAAACAATGTAGTACGTGCACTAAATGAGATATCACGCCCGACCAGCGTGCATTAATTCAAGAGGCAAGACCAATGATTAGATCAACTGAAAAAATCACATACCGTAATGGGTTTATGCTGAATGATAAACCTGCCCATATATCAGAAATTAGGGATATTTTTGAGGGTAGACGTGTTATTGCATTGTTAGTTTGGGAGCAGTATGAAAAGCAAAAACAAAAATTACTGTCAAAGAATTTAACGCCTGCGCAGTATCAAAGTGCATGTTGCTCCATAGCTAAATCACTGGGGGTGTAACGTGAGTAATAAATTAACGGGCTATGTATGGGATGCATGTGCTGTTTCAGGTGTTAAGGGTACCAAATTAATGATCATGGTACGACTAGCTGATTACTCAAGCGATGAAGGGATCGCTTATCCCAGTGTTGAAACAATCAGTCGTCAAATTGGTGCTGGAATTAGCACAATTCGCAATGCATGTAATGAACTTGAGCGTGATGGTTGGTTAGTTAAAAAGCAACGTAGAAATGGCAATCGTAATGCTTCAAATTTATATTTTTTAAATGTCGATAAATTGGAAAAAATCGCATTAGAAGAGAACGCTAAATTAAGAAAACAACGTGAAAAACTATCAAATTTTCACCGTCCAGATTCTGACCGTTCAGATTCTGACCGTACAGAAAACAGTAAAAATGTACGTTTTGACCCTCCAGAATCTGGCGTTCAAGGGGGTTTTCACCCTCCAGAATCTGGAGGCGATCCACAAGTAAATTCAAAACATGATCCACAAGTAAATTCAAAACATGATCCACAAGAATTACTCGAGGGGAAAAAATCGAAAAATAAATTCGATCCAAAATTATCTAAACCGTCAAATGTGAGTGATGAGGTTTGGCAGGATTGGATTAACTTCAGGAAAGAAATTAAAAAACCGCTGACAGAAACCATGTGCAAGCAACAAGCAAAAAAATTATCGCTTTGCACCGATGCCAACGCTGTGATTTGTAATTCAATTGCCAACGGTTGGCAGGGGCTATTTCCTGAAAGATCCGTAGTACAAACTCAAAAAGTAAATTCTCATACTGGGTTTAGCGAAAAAGATTACCAGTCTCAAGATCCTCATTGGTTTGTGGGAGGTGGAAATGTCTGAACAAAATTTATTAACTGCGGTGAATATTCCCCCTCGCTTTGCTAATGCGACATTTGAATCATTTGTAGCCTCAACACCGACAGCAAAACATAATTTAAAAATTTGTCAGCAGTACGTCGAAACTTGGAGCGACCGAAAAAACGCAGGAGAGGGGCTTGTACTGTGTGGAACACCCGGAACTGGTAAAACACACCTTGCAGTATCAATCGCCCGTCAGATTGCCGGAGAATTGCAAGAAACGGTATTTATTACCACTGCCTCACGTATCATTCGCGCTTTTCGAAGAACATGGGCTGGAAATTCAGAATTCAGTGAACTTGATGTACTTGAAAAATATTGCACACCTGATTTGTTAATTATTGATGAAATTGGTGTTCAGTATGGCACTGATTCTGAACGTAATATCTTGTTTGAGGTGATTAATGATCGCTACGAAGATTTGCTACCTACAATTTTGATAAGCAACTTGCCCGTTGTTGATCTACAAGAAATGCTTGGTGAACGAGCCGTGGACAGATTATTACAGGGGGGAACGGTATTAACGTTTAACTGGCCAACATATCGTAGAGGTAATCATCATGCATGAGAAAGAATTAGAACATGCGGTGATTAGTGGTTTGTTAGCTGGTGGTGCTAGTCAAGATGCATATGAGGTATTAGCCACATTACCTGAAGAAGCCTTTAGTTCTAGATATTTTCGTAATGTCTACAAAGAAATTAAAAAACAAGCGCTAGCAAGTTCTTTAATAGATCCCTTTTTTATTGCTGATGCGCTAGGTGAAAAAGGCGATTTAGCAAATTTACTTGAGCTATCTAAAACACCTATTTGGACAGCAAATTTAAAAGGCTATGCCTCAAAAGTTTATAGTTATTATCGTGTTAGAGAAGTAATTCAATTAATTTCCAAGTATCAAAATGATATTACTAATGCAAATAATCATGAACAAGCTGAAGAATTTATTCATCAATTTGCAACCCAAATTGGCCAGCTGACAATTGGTAATCAGAACCTACTTCCTGTGCATTTAAATACACTACTTGAAGGATATGTAGATGTTTTAGAACGCAGAAACAAAGGGGAAGATGCTGTTGGGATGATAAAAAGTGGTATTGAAGCTTTAGATGACAAAATTGGAGGCTTTAATCCAACAGACTTAGTTTTTATTGGCGGTCGTCCGGGGATGGGAAAAACAGAGCTTGCACTAACGATGACTGAGGGAATGACCAGAGATGGAGGCGGTGCATTATTCTTCTCGATGGAAATGTCCAATCAGCAAATTACTGAGCGTCTAGTTGCAGGTTCTGCTCAACTACCAATATCAACATTGAGACATCGTGGGCGATTGGATGATGAAGGATGGGGGCGTTTAAGTTCAGCACTAGGCCATTTAATGGATAGAGATATTCATATCATCGATGCGAGTAATCTAACTATTGAACAAATATGTGCAATCAGTGAAAACCACAAACGTAAATATCCAAATTTGAAAGGAATTTTTGTTGATTATTTAGGGTTAATTAAAAAACCTAAAGCAGAACGTAATGATTTAGCAATTGCGAAAATATCTGCATCTTTAAAAGGATTAGCAAAGAGGTTACACACGCCAACTATTGCGTTAAGCCAGCTATCTCGTGATGTTGATAAAAGACCTATTAATCAACGCCGTCCTGTTTCTGCTGATTTACGCGATTCTGGTAGCTTAGAGCAAGACGCTGACTTAATTTTATTTACCTATAGGGAGGCCGTATATAACCCCAATAGCCCTGCGAAAAATTATGCCGAGATCATTATCGATAAATTTAGACACGGAGAAACCGGCACAGTCTATCAAGAATTTAAGAATGGCCACTATCTGCCTACCGACCAAATTACAGCGTCAGAAGTGTCCAAAATGCAACAACAATCACAGCAAAACGATAAAAGACGTCGTTACGCAGAAAAAGCATTTTAGTTAAAACAGAGGCAAGACCATGACAATTAAAGACTCTCTTACTCACGAATCTCTCGTTCGTGATAATCACCCCATATTACCTGACGATGGGTTAGACCATACACAGTGTCATATTGACCGTCTCCATGCGTCAGCAAGAGCGAGAACAAAAGCACCTTATCAACCTAAGGTTAAACCACAAAAAACGACGAGGTAATTATGTCTAGGCGTTCTTATTTGCCTGATGATTTACCTCACAACCGAGCTTTGTGGCCAGAAGAATATCGCGAGTTAGAACAGCTTGATTTATTAGCTAGTCGATTAATTAGACAGCTTAACAATCAAAAAATACATAGAACGCGAGTGTTGGTGGAAATTGAAAAGTCGCCTGAGGTACATCGGAAGTTTTTTAGAGATAGGTTGAATTATTGGCGTGAGGTAATGAAAGCATGAGTAAGCATCAAATTAAACACCCCGTGATCCGTTATCACGGAGGTAAATTTCGTTTAGCAAAATGGATATTAAGTTATTTTCCAGAGCATCGTTGCTATGTAGAGCCCTTTGGTGGAGTTGCTAGCGTCTTAATGCAGAAAGAACGTAGCTATGCAGAAATATATAATGATCTAGATAGTGAAGTTGTAAATCTATTCAAGGTATTAAGAGATCCTGAATTAAACATTAAGTTACAAGAGGCTTGCTTACTTACTGCTTATTCCCGTGACGAGTTTATGTTAGCTAAAGAGTTTATTGATAATCCATTAGAGAGAGCTAGACGCATGGTTGTTCGCGCTTGCATGGGGTTTGGTTCTGCTTCTGGTTTAAACGGTAACTCGGGATTTCAGTCTGATAGTAAACGTGAATATTCAATCTACTCACATTTGTGGGCTAAATATCCTGAAAACTTATCTGCAGTTTGTCAGCGTTTACAGGGAGTCATTATTGAAAATAAGCCGGCATTAGATTTGATTAAAAAACATGACACCACTGATACTCTATTTTATTTAGATCCTCCATATATGCCTGAAACACGAGTGAGTGGTAATCGTTATTACAACTTTGAAATGACTAATGAGAAACATCATGAGTTACTGCAAATTATTAAGTCTGTTTCTGGAAAAGTAATTATCAGTGGCTATCACACGAATTTATATGATGATGAATTATCAGGCTGGAGAAAAGTAACCAAAGAGGCTCGTATTTCTGCCGGTCGTGGTACCAAAATTCGTACTGAATGTTTGTGGATGAATTATTGAGGTAAGATCAATGGCAAAAACAGTAGCAGAACGTAAAGCGGAACAACGTAAACGGCAGAAAGAATTAGGTGTAACTAAAATTGAATTACTTGTAGATAATCAAGAATTGGAAATGATAAAGCGTAATTGTGTATTGCGCATGCCTGGTCGAGAACCGTATGGCATTGTTGAATACCTACAGATGCTCATTCGGAAAGATGATGCTGAGTATAAAAAGCAAGTAGAGAAATTATCTAAACGTAAATGTAAGCGTTGTGGTGATATATTACCTGTTCAGCGATGTTGTATGTCAGGTGATTCCGAATGTTGGGTCACTAGTGGATACAAAGAGTTGAAACTGGTTATCTAATCCAACCTATTGTATTATTACTATATTGGTCTGAACACCCAATCCTAAACATTTGCTGTGTCAACTGAGAGTCAAGTATGGCACAGCATAGCTTTATCAAAATGTCTAACGATACTCTTGTACCAGCTAACCCTGTTACGAGAGATTTTCTGCATTCAAAAATCAAGTGTGGTGATGTGCTTTCAGCGAATTTTAAGAAAGCTCGTAATCCTCGATTTCATCGTAAATACTTCGCATTACTCAACTTAGGCTATGAATATTGGGAACCCGTTGGCGGTACCATTTCACCTGAAGAAAAAGAGCTCGTGCGTGGTTATATCACATTCCTTTCATATTACACGGATAATGCTGACGCGCTCTTATCAGCATCCGATATCTATCTAGAAGAAGTTGCACAAAATCGTGCACAAAATATCTCAGCAACAAAGTCATTTGATGCTTTTCGTTATTGGGTTGTAGAACAAGCCGGTTATTACGATACGTTTGAAATGCCTGACGGTAGTTTACGTCGTGTCGCTAAATCAATCAGTTTTGCAAATATGGACGACTTAGCATTTAGCGAACTCTACAAAGCCACACTCGATGTGCTTTGGAATTTTATCCTTCGTAAACAGTTCCCCACTCAAAAAGCTGTAGAAAATGCAGTATCTCAATTATTAAGTTTCACATAGAGGCAAGACCAATGATCAAATCAAAGACCAAAGAAGAAAAGAAGTGGCTATCAGATGTAGCTGAGCTTGGTTGTATTTGTTGTCGCAATATGGGGTTTGGAGCCAGTTTAGCGGAAATACATCATGTTAGAACAGGGCAAGGGATGGCACAACGAGCTAGTCATACAGATGTTTTACCACTGTGTCCTCCACATCATAGAGCGTGTTACGAAACCGGCTTTCACGCTTCGCCTAAATCGTGGCAAGAAATTCATGGTAGTGAGATTGAGTTATTAGAACAGACTAAGCAAGAAGTAATGGAGTTACGAGCATGTCGAGTATAAAGAGTGTATCTGATGGGTTAAAACTTGATAAAACACGAGAAGCTTGGCTTCAAAATTGGTTAACTCGATTTGGTACATGGGTACATAGCGGACGTATAGATAAACGACAGAGTAGTATGATCGCTCAATTTATGGAAAGAGTAGAACGACGTGATTATCCGTATAGGCCTACGTGTAGTGATGAAGATGGTCTACTTATTCAGAGAGTTGTTGACAGTATATATCACATAGATATTCAGGCATTTAATATGTTACTTAGTCGATATGCTTTTTGTGCATCGGATAGAGCTATAGCTCGTCATTATCATAAGAATAGTGAACCAAGAATAATGGCTCGTAGAAATGGCATGTTAAGAGAAAGAAAGCCATCTATGTCTACATGCCGTAGAGAGGTAGAAGAAATATTAAATGCTGTTGAATATTTATTATACCAACCTCTAGTAGATGCATTTAAAAATAGAGAAAAAGAGATGATCGAGAAGCGAAATAGCAAAAACGTGTTGACATCTTTGAACTAATGAGCCACTATTTCAAGGTAAGTTGCCTTTTTTGTAACTTCACCAACTAACCCAGCCTAAGCGCTGGGTTTTTTTGTATCTAAAACAGATAAGGCTTGCTGTTTCCTTTGTTCAGTAAAGTTAAATCGCCGCGTTCTTGGGGTTGAACTTGAGAAAGAGCGATTTGAACAAACCAAGTTAGAGATAGAGCAGAATAAACCGCGTCAATAGTTGTAGTGGCGTACAACAGCTTGCCTGAGCTAAATCAGGCATTCATTTTTGTTGAGGCCCTGCATGCAAATACCTACAGAATTAGTATTTAAACCCGCTAGTGAGTTACCAACCGAAGATTTAGATGGTAGAGAAGTCATTATTATCAATCCTTGCGACGGTTGGCACCTTGGCGTTATCCGCGTAGAAAGAGATGGTAATTGGGTTCATATAGGTATTCATCCTTGGATGGGTTCAGAAATGACACCTCATGATTTTTATACTGCATGGGCACTTTTACCTAATATTTATGACATTAGCCAAAAGTATGATGGGGAACGATATATGAATCGTTACTGTTGTATTTGTAAGCGAAAAGATCATTCAACGGCAGAACATAAGTAGTTAGTTGTCACTACAGTGTGGCAACTCCTCATTTTTAATCTCATTTCCTCATAATACAAACAACTCGGACACTCCGTAGGGGGTGTATATGCGCATGGAAAAATTGACCAATGCTACCTACGGAACGGCTGGCTTAACTGCCTTTTTTGCAAGTCTCTCACTTTATGAATGGGGATTTGTAATAGGGATGGGATTCAGCATGCTCCTTGGATTAGCAACTTATCTGATGACATGGCGAGAACAACGGAAACGAACAGCGTTATTTGCTGAATTAGTTCATCGAAATTGTTCTAGCGATCCGCAAGACATAGAAAAGATAGTTGGTGAAATACTGACTAAAGCTAAAAAGGACATTTGATGAACCTAAAACAAAAGGTGACAGCAGTTGCAAGTGCTGGTGCGGTGAGTATTGCGATAACAGTGATTGGTTACTTTGAAGGTGTGCGTTACGAACCTTATCGTGATGTTGCAGGTGTTCTGACGGTTTGTTATGGACACACTGGAAACGACATCATTCAAGGTAAGACATACACACAGCAAGAATGTGATGAGTTACTGCAGAAAGACTTTATTAGAACGCAACAGCAAGTTGATGTCCTGGTTAAAGTACCACTGGATGATAAAACAAAAGCCTCTTTATATTCCTTTGCTTTTAATGTGGGTACCACTGCTTTTGCACGTTCTACTTTACTAAAGAAATTAAACGCGGGTGATCAGTATGGTGCCTGTGAAGAAATGAAGCGCTGGGTTTATGCAGGTGGAAAGGTATGGCGAGGGTTAGTCAGTCGTAGAGAGGCGGAGTCAGCACTATGTCATGGAAACCTTTAATCATCATTGTTGGTTTTATCCTTGCACTACTCATCACTGTTGCTGGTGGCATTTATCTCTCAATTGATAATTCATGTGTTAACGATAAAGCCAGTTTAGACAAGCGCTGTCAGATAGCTCTCTCACATCATCGGTACTAATTATGAAGCTAGGCGAAACAACAGTGTCCGTTGGCATTATCTTGGTGATGATCATCTGCATTGCGTGGCAAAGTAACCATCTTGATAAACTGAGTAAAAGTATTACTAAGTTAGAAAAAGATAAATTATCACTCACTGAACAACTATCACGTCAAAACTCAATCACAGAAAACGCCAACCGAACATTCAGGATTATCAATAATGTCTCATCAATTAATAGTGACGCCCGGAATAGGTCGGTCGTGGATTCTGAAAAAGTTAAAACGGTTATCAAAACTGTTCTTGTCAATAATGATTGCGCCAATACTGCTATTCCTAGTGATGCTCTTATCAGGATGCACGACTATTCAGAAAGAATACGTGCCAGTGGAGCACATAGCGATACCAGCACACCTAACCGCTGATTGTCTATTGCCATACATACAAGAACAAATGACATGGGGAGAATCATTAATGTTAAACATTTCCCTGTTATCGGTTATTGAGCAATGTAATTCAGACAAGAAAGCAATACGGGAAATTGAACAACAACGAGCTTCGCAATAGCGGGGCTTTTTTATTATCAAAGGAACAAAAAAACAGGATTACATTAGAACGAAGTGTGTGAACTAAAAAAAGCCCTACGTAGGGTACGAGGGCAAACTAACAAGATATCAATTAAAGTATAGCGATGTTTACTTAGTATAGCTTAGGTAAATATATATACCAGATTGATTATTCTTATCTATCTCCTACCTAAATAAACAGCGCAATATAAAAATAACCCTGTGAGTTTGATTTCACAGGGTGGCTGAATTTAAGCAAAAAATAAATACATATTAATCATACTGCTATTTTTATTTCGTGCCAATAGAAGAAAACGTAGCGTTGTCGTTGTCTCCTATGTTAGCCATGACCTGTTTTATTCTCGACAGATAGCGCATAGTGAGAGTCAAAAACAATGAATACCACCATTTTGTTATTTTTCGGTCATTATCAGCAACGTCAGCTGTAGGTAGAAGAAAGGGCGTGACAACCGGAGAGACGAGTACAATTCATAAGAGTCAATCACAAAGCCTATTTTAACGAATGGGCTTTTTAATAGGCTAAGGAGATAAACACAATGGCAAAACCGGATTGGGGGATGCTACAACAACAGTTCCTCGCCGAACATGCTATATCAGGAATATCCCCTAAAGAGTGGTGCGAACTAAAGGAACTGAACTACTCAACAGCACGACGATATATCAAAATATCCAGTGCGCAGAATGCGCAAAAAACTGCGCATAAGAAATTGCGCACTGCACAGAAAAAAGAATGCGCAAAAGAGCCAATGCGCAATAGTGATATACCAACTGCGCATAGTAATGAATCCAGTAATGCGCATGATGATGAAAACACCTTTAGTCTGCGCAATTACGGGCTAACAGAACAACAGATTAAATTTGTTAGTGAATACCTTATCGACTTAAATCGAACAGGAGCATATAAGCGAGCCGGTTATAAAGGTGAGGGAAATACAGCTTATGTCAATGCTACTCGCATGCTAAGAAATGCTAAGGTTTCACGAGCAATCACAGACGCATTAGCAGAACGGGAACGTAGAACAGAGATAACCCAAGATGCCGTATTAAAAATGTGGTGGGATATCGCAACGGCAGACGTTAACGAACTGACTGAATATCGACGCTTATGTTGCCGTCATTGCTGGGGCTTTGGTTTTAATTACCAGTGGCGTGACTCAATAGAATTTGAAGATGCTACTAAAAAATCCGTCGTAGCAAAGAAACCTCCTCCACAAGATGTGGGTGGCTACGGTTACGATGAAACATTAGATCCAAATCCTGATTGCCCTCGTTGTAACGGTGCCGGTATTGGCCGTGCGTACTTTCATGATACGCGTGATTTAACAGGGCCAGCTCGTCGAGTATTTGCTGGCGTGAAAGAAGGTAAGTTCGGTGTTGAGGTTATCACTCGTAATCAAGATGAAGCGCTTAAGATGGTTGCACAGCATTTAGGTATGCTGAAGAACAAGACGGAATTAACGGGTGCCGATGGTGGACCTATCAAAACAGAGATAGCTAACTTGTCACCGCAAGAAGCATCTGACGCATATAAGCAAATCATGGGGTAAATTGATAAAAATAGCGGTTTCATTGAAAAATTAGGCTATGCAAAATCACACCTATTTTATGCACGTTTTATTCATTCTAAATTGTACCTATTTCAATAGATAACTTAGATAAATAGCGCTTACACATAGAAAATACACTCAGTTGATTTTCGGTAGGGCGTGTAAGCACGATTATGTTAAATAGATATTGGATTAAAGAAATTTACTATGCCTATCCCATTCCCGTTTGATTTTAAAAACCCTGACTACCCGCAGGTATTTGAATGGCGAATGGAACGATTAACACGAATTCGCCAAAATCCAGAATCTATACCAGCACTCAACGCTTATTACAAAGATAATCCAGCTCAATTTATTATTGATTGGGGAATGACGTATGACCCACGAAACCCTGAGAGAGGATTACCGTCATATATCCCATTTTTATTATTTCCTCGACAAGAGGAATGGATTGAATGGTTTATCGAACGATGGAAAGGGCAAGAGCCTGGTATTACAGAAAAGACGCGTGATATGGGTATGAGTTGGCTAACGGTCGGCTTATCTTGCACTGTATGTAATTTCAATCGTGGTATTAGTGTTGGTATAGGCAGTCGTAAAGAAGAGTATGTCGATAAAATCGGGGTACCTAAATCACTGTTAGAGAAAGCCCGTATCTTTATGTCTTATCTGCCGGCTGAATTTCGTTTTGGTTGGAATAGAAACAAAGACGCACCACACATGAGAATAAAATTTCCTCATACTGACTCAATCATATCGGGTGAGTGTGGTGATGGTATTGGGCGAGGGGATCGCGTAAGTTTTTATATTGTTGATGAATCCGCTTTCCTCGAACGGCCATCTCTTATTGACGCTTCTTTATCAGCCACAACTAACTGCAGACAAGATATTTCAACGCCAAATGGAAATGCTAATAGCTTCGCTATCCGTAGGCATAGCGGAAAAATACCAGTATTTACATTCCACTGGAGAGAAGACCCAAGGAAAGACCAAGCATGGTACGACAAGCAGGTTGAAGTTTTAGATCCCGTTACAGTCGCTCAAGAAATAGATATAGATTACAACGCATCCGTTGAAGGGGTGATTATTCCTTCTGCATGGATACAGTCTGCAATAGACGCACATATCAAGTTGGGAATTGAACCAACAGGTAAGCGCCTTGGTGCTCTTGACGTAGCTGACGAAGGTATAGATAAAAATGCCTTTATATCAGGTAAAGGAATATTGGTAGATGCTTGTGAAGAGTGGAGTGGGAAAGGTGCTGATATCTACCAAACCGTGGTTAAGGCAATCAATTTAGCCAGTGATTATGGTTGTAGTGAGGTTCTATATGATGCTGATGGTATTGGTGCCGGTTGTCGTGGTGATTCAAGACAAGTCAATGAAGAACGGAAGTTAGCTGGTTTAAATCCTGTTACCTTTTCTGCTTACAAAGGAAGTTCTGGTGTACTAAATCCGGATAAGGTTTTAATGAAAGATGCCAGCGGTAGAAATATTACGAATAAGGACTTTTTCCAAAACTTTAAATCTCAATCTTGGTGGCATTTGCGGACATTGTTTTTAAATACCCATAGAGCCGTTAATGGTATGAAATATGATCCTGATGAGATTATTTCGTTATCTTCAAAGATGTCATCTTTATCGAGATTAACTTCTGAACTCTGCCAGCCAACGTACACAAAAAACTCAGCAGGTAAAATTGTCGTTGATAAAAAACCTAACGGTGCTAAGTCTCCCAACTGCGCTGATGGCTTAGTTATCCTTAAATCTCCTGAGAAAAGAAGCGGTAGTTTCTTCACAACTAAGAGGTAATTCTATGTGGTGGCCGTTTAAGAGGCGAAAAACAGAACCACTCGCACCAGTTAAACGGTCAGCATTCACAACTGACTTATATCCTGCGCTGGCGCGAGAACAGGGCTTTGATGGGATTAATTTACCCCAACCCACAATTGCAGGTGTTGCGATGGATAGCATTGATAGCTACGTGCCCTCATTTAAAGGTGAGCAGGTTTACGGTGTGCCTGAGTCACAGGCCTCATGGTATGCCTCACAAATGTTTATCGGCAACAATATGTGTGCGGTTATCGCTAAACACTGGCTGGTGGATAAAGCCTGCAATATGCCCGCACGTGATGCGATACGCCAAGGCTACGATATTGATTGTGATAACGACGATGATCGTGCTATCAGTAAAAAGCTTCGCAAACGAGATAAAAAATACCGCATTACACATCAGCTTAAAGAGCTGGTTCACTTTGGGCGTGTATACGGTGGTCGTTTAGCATTATTCGTTGTGGAGACATCAAACCCGAAAGAGTGGTATGAAAACCCGTTTAATATCGATGGTGTGACCAAAGGCATGTACAAGGGGATTAAACAGATTGATCCACAATGGGTAACACCTGATTTAACGGACGCCAATATTCAAGATCCTGCCAGCATGGATTTCTACGAGCCGACCTATTATGTGATTGGTGGGCGTAAGTATCACAAGTCTCACTTTATTAAGTTTGTACCGTTTCCTGTTCCTAACGTGCTTAAGCCTATGTACAACTACTTTGGCGTATCAGTGCCAGAACGTATTTATGAGCGTGTCTATGCCTCAGAACGTACAGCCAATGAAGCACCACAACTGGCAATGACCAAGCGTTTACTTACGATGGGGATTGCAGACCCAGAAAGCGCTGATAAGGACATTATTCGCGAAAACATGCTCTATTTTATGGAGATGCGCGATAACTACGGCGTACAAATGACCGGTAGTGAAGATACGGTTCAACAGTTCGACACCTCATTAGCGGATTTAGATGCCACGATTATGACGCAATATCAGCTGGTGGCATCGGCTTCCAATGTACCAGCAACAAAACTGCTAGGTACTACCCCGAAAGGCTTTAACTCAACGGGTGAATACGAAGAAGCCAATTACCGCGAAGAGCTTGAAAGTATCCAATCAAACGACCTTGAAGAGTTATTACAGCGTCATTATGACATGTTAATGCGTAGCGATGGTTTACCTGTGACAGAAATCTCTATCACATGGGCGCCACTTGATAGCCCGACGGCTGTTGAGATTGCGGATATTGAACTGAAAGAAGCGCAGACCGATGTGGCACTGGCTTCGACTGGTGCGATAGATGGGTTAGATATCCGTAAAAAACTGGCCAGCAATAAAGAGTCCAGCTATTACGGCATTGAAGTGAACGAGGCAGATTATGTCGAGGCGAATACGAGTACGAACGAAGCGAGCACAATGGGCAACCTCTCGCCAAGCAGTAATGAAGGGGAAACCTCTGCAGTATTCAGTCGCCCCAGCTAGTCGTTATCAAGGTGACATGTCACGACTCATTAATGCAATGATTAAAGACTATGAAAAAGTGTTTAGCGAATTAAATGACGACTTTGACGGTTTTACGATGGATGCCAGTTTTGCCAGTCAAACACGCATCTGGCTTAACCGGCTAAAACGCAAATGGGATAAGATTTTTAAACAAAAATCCACAGAGATTGCAGATAAATTTGTTTCCCAAGTCGATATAGGCGCAAAGCGTAATTTAGATGATTCTCTCAAACAGTTGTCAGGGGGGATCACCATCAAAACGCCGGATATGCCACAACCTCTCAAAGATAAAATCATTGCCTCTACAGCTGAAAACGTATCGTTAATTAAATCCATTCCATTGCAATTTCATCAACGTATTGAAAGTGCAGCTTTACGCTCTATTAGCCAAGGTGGTGAGGGCGCAAAGACGCTATTAGAGGAAATTAGGCATACAGGCAGTGTGACTGAAAAAAGGGCGAATTTTATCGCTGTTGATCAAACACGAAAAATCACGACTGCAGTGAATTATGAGCGTATGAAATCTGCTGGTATTCGTAAGGCGGTTTGGCATCATTCGGCTGGAAGTGCTGAGCCTCGTGAGTTACATCTGCGTCTGGATGGTGAAGTGTTTGATTTAGATAACCCACCTGTGATTGATGAACGGACAGGTGAGCGTGGCTTGCCCGGACAATTACCAAACTGTAAGTGCTTCTGGACACCCGTAATAGATTTCGGTGAGGAGACATGACCAAACGACAATATGATTTAAACGGCTGGCTGGAAGTGAAAGATAACCCCATCTCTAAAGTTGGGGTTTTTGATTATTTAGGGTTTGAAATTGGCGCACCGATACCCGAAAAGATTTACAAGGTGTATCGCCCACAAGAAGAACTGGCCAGCACAGAGACAATTAACTCTTTCAAATTAATGCCCTTTGTTGATGAGCATGAAATGTTAGGGAAAGACGGCACACCCGCAGAGACAAAGGGGATACAAGGGGTCATCGGGGAGCGAGTCTATTTTGAATACCCCTACCTTAGAGGCAATATCAAAATCCTGTCTAATTCAGCGCTTAACCAAATTGAAGGGGGAAAAATTGAACTATCTCCGGGTTATCGCTGTATTTACGATTTCACACCAGGCGAATTTAACGGTGAACGTTATGACGCCATACAACGGCATATTAGAGCCAACCATCTTGCGTTAGTTGATGAAGGGCGCACTGGCGCTGATGTTGCTGTGCAAGACCATTCCGTTATTACCATAGACACAAAGGAACTTATTCGCATGAATCCTGAAGATGAAAACAAAGACAAACCAACCACTGATGAGGGGGCCTTTACGCCTGAGCAATTGGAAGCGTTAAAAGCCATTATCAAGGAAGTTATCACCAGCACTCAACCTGCAACAGATGATGAGCCAGAAGAAGAGAAAAAACCTTCAACTGATTCTGATCCTGACGAAGAGCAGAAAGCAGAAGAAGCAGTGGAAAAAGCCGAAATTGCCACAGAAGAGGCTGAATCTGGCGAACCTGAAGCAGTCGAGAAAGCCGAAGTCGCCATTGAAGAAGCTGTCGAAGCGATTGAAGAAGCCAAAGAGCATCTTGACCAAGCCACTACCGATGGACTTCATCGTCGTTTAAAACGCTTAAATCGTAGCATGACCGCCATGGACGAAATGGCATCGCTAAAACGTAAAATTAAGCGATTAGAAAAAGCCAAACCCGCAATGGATACGGGGGAGTTACTCAAACAAATCGGTGCGCGTGATTCGTTAGCGCATAAATTAACGCCATTTATTGGTGTGTTTGACCACTCAGCCATGACTCAACAACAAGTTGCAGAGTACGGTGTTGAAAAACTGGGTATTCAATGCAGTAAAGGCACAGAAGCCATTGCTCTTGATGCTTGGATGCAAGGGCGTGTGCCTGACTCCCAAAAGTCGAGTTCAACAATGGACTCTGCAGTGAGCAATAAATCAATTATGGATAAATGGGGGGCTAAATAATGGCAATTCCTAAATCAGTAGCAAATGGCTTAATTTCTGGCGTTGTCGGTGAAATTAGTCATGCAGGTCCTATTCGCGCTGTTTCCGCCATTCTCAGTTCAGCAGATGAAAATCTGAATATTTTCGGTCGCGCCTATACCTACAAAAATGATTCCGTGGAGTCTGTTCAAGTCGGGGGTAAAGGGGCATTTGCGGGGATCATGATTAACCCTAAAGCCTATCGTATCGAAGAACAATTTGCTCGTAATGGCACACAGGGCGAATTCCTGACAATGGGGGAAGTTTTCGTTGAGCTAAAAGAAGTGGCAGGAAAAATCAACGCACCAGTTGTGTTCGATGAAGCTGACGGCTCGCTATCTTCTAAAGCCACCATTAGTGCCGGTGATCGTGTCATTGGTTTTATCAGCCGACACCTTGAATCCACAGAGAGTGCTCACTTGGGCATTATTCGTTTAACAGAAATCCCATATCCAGTATCTCCAGAGTCTCTAAAGGAAGGTGAGTAATGCCAGCCAGTAAAATTAAATTTCACATGTCTGGTCGTGATATCAAAAAACATGGCCAACTAAATATCAATCCTGAACAAAAATGGACGTACGGGGAATTAGCGCAAATCGGCTTTGGTGGTTTTTCTGCGATGGACTCCGCGATCAGCGGTGGTGCAATGCAGGGTGGCTTAATTCAACGCGAAATGTTGCAACACGTTTTACCGGGTGTCATTCGTACCGCAACGCGTGTGCGTGTGTTAGATGAAATCACGGGTATCGTCAATGCGGGCGAATGGCATGATGAAGAGATCATTCTGAATGTGGCGACACCAACCGGTAAAGCCGAACTTTATGGTGATCATACCAATGTGCCATTAGCATCTTATGCGCAAGACCAAGAGCGCCGTGGTCTCGTCCGTTTCGAATTAGGTTTCCAAGTGGGGAAATTAGAAGAAGCGCGCCAATCGTCAGCAGGCTTTGTTGCGATGGAAGAAAAGCGCAATTCAGTGACTGAATCATTAGAGCAAGGGCGTGAGCGAGTGGGTTACTACGGGTTTAATAGCCCTGAAACGCGCGTCTTTGGTTTGATGAATGAGCCTAACTTACCCGCCTATGAAACCGCAAAAGGCAAATGGAAAGGCGGAACCTTTGCGGATATCACTGCCGATATTACTGATATGTTCTCGCGTATTGAAACGAGCTCTGGCGGTATTATTAAAGATGACACGCCAATCACCTTAACATTGCCGTTAGGTTTTCGTTCTGCACTGAATGTGGCTAATCCTGTCGCACGCGGTGAAACAGTCAAACAATGGATAAATGAAAACTATCCTAATATGCGTCTGGTTTTCTCTCCTGAATTTGTTGGCGCAAACGGTGGGGCTGATGTGGCCTATATGTTCGCAGATAGCATTGATGATGGTTCAACGGCAACCAGTGCGGTGATCCTTCAGGTGGTGCCTGTGAAATACCAGTTATTAGGTTCACTCAACCAAATTAAAGGGTATATGGAAGATGCAACCAATGCGACTGCAGGTGTATTTGTGACCCGTCCGTGGGCGGTGACACGCTTAACCGGCATTTAATCTTACCACTTCTCTTTTTGCGCCCTCATTTGAGGGCTTTTTTATATCTAAACAACAGGAGAGCACTCCATGCCTCTTTACGCATATTGCACCTTATCAAATGACCAGAACTATACCGTGAAAGACGGGAAAGTGTTTATTGCCGGTCAAGCGAACGTGATGACCAAACACATGTACACACCACGTGGTCGTGTGACGGAAATTTCTGACGAGCAATACAAACAGCTCAAAGAAAATCACGTTTTCAATCTTCATTGTGACAATGGGTATATTACCGTTGAAGAACGCAAAGAAGATCCCGAAAAAGTTGCTACCAATATGGAAGCGAGCGACCAATCAGCTCCTGACACACCAGAATCGTTAGAAGCTGAAAAGTTAGACGTTCCTAAAACCAACAAAAAAGGTAAGTGATCATGGAGACGAGCACATTTCCTTTAACGTCATTCCGTGTGCTCTATCCGCAGTTTAACGGTGTGGGTGATGATGAAATAGATATCATTGCTCAATCTGCGTTGAACAATTTCTCTGCCTGTAAGGGTGTTTGCACTAACGAGCTGTGGATGCTCGTTGTTGCACACATGCTAACACTCAGAAAAATGATTGCTGATGATGAGTCGCCTACCGGTGTGGTGACGAGTGTGACTATCGATAAAGTGAGCGTGTCATTTACGGCACCGCCTGCCGGTTCGGATTGGTCGCACTGGTTTAAAATGACCACCTTTGGCCAGCAGTTTCTTGCACTGATCAAACGTTGTAGCGTCCCTCAATATTTGGGTGGTGGTGGCGAACGTTCAGCATTTCGTGGTGTAGGTGGGCGATTTACGCGAGGAGGGCGATTACGTTAATGACTAAATTAGCGCAATTAAAAGCGGTTTACGATGAATTAGCTAAAAAGCGATTAAGTGTTGGTTTCTTTGAACACGCAAAATATCCCGATGGAACACCTATTGCTTATGTTGCCTCTATTCAAGAGTTGGGCTATCCGGCTGGTGGCATTCCTCCTCGACCATTTTTACGTCCGACCATGAATGACAAAAAGCAGGATTATAGTCAGTTAATTTTTCGAGCAGTGAAAGCGTCTGTTAAAGGCAATATCACGCTGGATAATGGGCTGACACAAATTGGTGCGACGGTAGCGGGGGATGTGAAAATGGCAATTAAAGCAGTCACCACCCCAGAGCTGGAAGAATCAACGGTCAAAGCAAGAGCACGTCGCCATAGCAAAGGTAAAGCCACGGATAAGCCGTTAGTTGATACCGGCCAAATGCTTCAAGCGGTTAGTTTCGCAGTGGAGGATAAATAATGTTTGGTAACTTAAATCGTATTGCCTCACGTTATATTCCCCAGCAAAAGGTGCTCTGGTTTCGATTTAAAGAACGGGCACCCGATGAGCGAGGGAATGACCAAAATTATTATTATGATCCGATAGAAGTTCGTGGCAGTTGGCAAGCGGTCGATACCCAAGATGTTCAATCCATGGGATTAGATACGAGCCAAGTGTACCGACGCTTATATACCTCTCATGATATTAAAGCTGTGCAACGAGGAACATCTCCTGATTTCCTTGTATTCAATGGTCGAAAATATGATGTGGTGGGTGATGCAGACTGGTACGAACAAGACGGTTGGAAATCGGTGATCTGTATCGAGGCGGGTACTTATGACGGATTATGAAGTTGATGTCGCCATTCGAAAACAGCTCTTGTTGCAGTTAAAAGTGGTCGGTATTGATATCTCCGTTAAAGCTGGTTTTCAATCTACCAAGCAAGGCCGTGAAGATAATATGGTGATGTTCTTTCCCATTAATGAAAACGGCTACGGCTGGCAAGGGCGTAAATATAACGTTCAAGGCAATAAAGCCAATCACCAAGAAAACCAGTTATCCGAAAAAACGTACCAAGTTCAGGCTTTCGTTACCCAGTTAGGCCATTATTCAGCGAGTGATATTACCGCTATTGTCAGAATGATCGCCAATTCATTGCCCTTTGTTGAAGCTCTCCGCAAACAAGGCATTGGCGTTCAGCGGGCAAGCGGTATTCGAACACCTTATTTTCTGAATGACCAGGGCAACTACGAACAAAACCCCTCATTTGATTTCAATGTGACATTTAATCGCACACTTCATCCTGATACAGACGCCGTGAGTGCGTTGTATCCCGATATCTATCGTATTTAAGGAACGTTATGTCTATCAAACAAACTCGCTATGTCGATATCGCGAGTGCGGTGATTGGCGCGTCTGCTGTACCGATGCGTAAGCTCACGGCTCGTGTTTTTTCAACAAACCCTAAAATTCCTGCTGGTAAAGTGCTTGAGTTTGCCAGTGGCCAAGTCGATGACTTATTGGGTGCTGATTCACCCGAGGCACATTTTGCACGACAGTATTTCAGCTATGTCAGTCCAGCACCAGCAAGCAAGCCCAAAGAACTGCAAATCGCATCTTATGAGCCTGTTGGTCGAGCGCCTACCTTGTTTGGCGATAAAACAGGAGATTTAGCCGATTTAAAATTGATTAATGAGGGTGAACTCAATATCACCATCGGCAAGGTGGCAAAAACAATCACAGGAATTGATCTTACTGAAAGTACGTCATACGCGGATGTTGCGACAGCTGTGCAAGCGAAATTAAACGCAGAAAGTGAGCCTCAATTTGCTAGCGCCTATGTCACGTTTAATTCACTGGATAGTGCCTTTGTCATTAGCGGTGGAGTACAAGAACGTGCAGATATTAGTGTGCGCTCATCTGTGCTTGCTGATGCGATGAATATCAGTCATGGCACATCATCAGCCGGTAATCCTGCACAAACTCCGTTACAAGCCTTTATTGCTTCTGAGGCTGTTTCTGACTCTTTTGGTAGTGCAACGTTTTTAACGGAACTCTCATTAGAGCATGCCGTAGAGTTGGCGCAGTATGTGGCTGGTGAAAATGTGAAGTATCAACTTCATTTATCTGTGACTAATAAAAATGCTGAAGATTTTAGCGGAGCGCTGGTGGGGACTGCGTCAACGGGCTTAAACCTAAAAACAGCGGATAACTTCTTTGTTCAAGCGTTGCCTATGGCCATTATGTCCGCCACAGATTATGACCGCACCAATGCGACAACAAACTATATGTATCGTCAATTTGGTGTCACGTTCCCGTCTCAAATTACGACCGATATCGATGCCGATCGCTTAGATAAATTACGGGTGAATTATTACGGAGAAACGGCCGTATCGGGTTCACATATCAGTTTCTATCAACGTGGTTTCTTATGTGGTGGGGTTGCCAACCCATTAGATATGAGTGTCCATGCTAATGAGCAATGGTTAAAAGCCTACATCGCGCAACAGTGGTTTAGTTTGTTGATGGCCACACGCGGAGTACCGGCTAATAAAGACGGTGAAGCAAGAGCAATGATGGTGATTGCAGGGGCGGTAACTAAGGCGATTAATAACGGCACTATTCTAGCGGGAAAAACCTTAACCGATGTGCAAAAAATCGCGGTAACAGACGCTTCTGGTGATGATTTGGCGTGGCATGATGTACAAAACAAAGGTTATTGGTACAACGCTCAAATTGTCGAAAACACAGGCCCCTCTGATTTACCCGAGTACGTGATGAAATACGTATTAATTTACGGTAAGGGCGACTGGGTTCGTAAAGTCGAAGGCTCTCACAACTTAGTGTAAGGAACACAATATGCATGATGTATCAGCAACTGGCTTGAGTATTGTTATTCAAGCTCATAAAACTTTTCCTGCCGGTATTCAAATTACCGCCTTCGCTGATGATGCCGATCCATTGGATTTACCTGCGGTCGATATTGCACAAACAGGAATGGATATCAACGGCAATCTTGTCAGTTGGTCAACGCCAACACCTCAAACGGTCACCATTAACGTATTAGCCGGTAGTGAAGAAGACGAAAACCTCGCTATCTTGCTTGACTCTAATACCGCTCGTCGCGGACAACGGCATGCAGGGGATGTTATCACCATGGTTGCCTCATATGGCGATGGTTCAACAACCACTGCACGTAACGGGAAAATTACCAATGGTAGTCGCGGTAGCTCTGTTGCCAGTGCAGGACGACACAAATCCAAAGCGTATACCTTCGTATTTCAAGACTTCGATCGCACTCGCGCACGTTAATTCTAGGCGGTTATTCCGCCTTTTTTTATGGATATTAATCATGTTAATTAAACCGAAAGAAATTACGATCACCGATGCTGATCGTGAAGAGCACACCTTTATCATTAGCCGATTACCGGCAACGATTGGACGTGAAATTCTGGCGAAATACCCTTTATCGAATGCGCCTAAAATTGGCGACTATGAAGTCAGCAAAGAAGCCATGTTAAAGATGATGGCGTATGTTGCTGTCGAAAAAGAAGGGCAAGAGATTTATCTGAAGACCAGCACCTTAATTGATAACCATGTGCCTGATGGTGAAGCCCTTATTCGTCTAGAACTGGAAATGTTGAAATATAACACCAGTTTTTTCGGCAAAGACGGGAGCCAAGGTTTCCTCCAATTCCTGCTCAACAAAATCACCGGTTCACTCCCGTCGATTATAAAAACGCTGATGGCTTCTTTGCCGTCATCATCTCAGCCGGTTTCGCCACGCTCACCGAACTCAAAACGTCAATAGATTTAGAAGAGGCGTTTGATTTGTGGGAGATCGCAATTACCAACCGTTATAACGAAGCGCTGGCTTCATCGAAAGGATAACTCATATGGCCTTGCTAGATACGTTTGTTCATGTTTTTCAATTTGATACCCAGCAGGCTGATAGTGCATTTGACCGCGTACAGCGTTCAACAGATGATATTATTGACGGGATGAAAAAGGCGCAACAATCCGCAACTATCGGTGCGGATGGATTTACACAATTTATTCAAAATCTATCCGCACAATTGACAGAGTTATCGTCAAACTCAGTCGATATTCATGTTAATAGTGATACTTCTGGAGTTGCTGACAGCCTGATTGCGGAGATAGAACGCATTAAAGAAAGTGCGACGGACAACTCGCAATCAGTGAGTGATTTTATTCAAAGCGTGATTGCCAGCATTGAACAGTTATCAGCAGGGGAAGCGATAAATATTGAGGTTAAGGCGGGTGATACACAAGAAAAAATAGCCTCAGTCACCGCTAAAATTGATGAACTAAAGTCATCAATGAACTTGCTTGATATCCAACGTAACGAACTGTCACAAGGCATTAATGAAAGTAGTGTTTCATCTGAAACGCTCAATGCCCAATATCAACAGATGCAAGATGAGTTATCCCTTCTCAATAATGAATTGGTGTCGCTCACTGATGCAGAGAAAAAGAATCGTGAAGGTAAAGAGGTTATTGATGCCATTGTTACCGCATTAAATGCCGATTATACGCAATTTATTGAAACGATGCGGACAAAAGGCATAAAGACAGCAATTGACGAAGCTAAAGCCCAAGAATACCTACAAAAAGAACTTTCAGAAACTGGCTCTAAATATCAAGAAGCCGGAAGTTCTGTTGCAGGATTTGCGACAAAAGCACTTGGCGCTGTCGGTATTGTGATGAGTATTGGCAGTATTTTTGCCGAATCCGTTTCTCGTTCTCAAGAGATTGAAACGCTGGACAAGCTGGGTAAAAAAATTGGCGTTGCGACTGCAGACGTTGATGCGTTTTCTGGTGCAATGGCTGAATTAGGCGGTTCTAGAGAATCCGCACAGGCTGATTTATCCGCGATGGCCAATGCGTTTGGTAACACTAAAGACTCAATGGAAAAAGTACTTCAGACAGCGGACAAAGTTCAAGGCATGAGCTTTGATAAAGCGAAGAAAACACTGGAGGGGATGGGGGTCTCGGACGAAAAAACCATTGAGTTAATGATGAAAGGGCGCAAGGAATTAGAGCGCACAATGGGTATTCAAAAAGAGTATTCAGGCATTAGTAAAGAGAGTATTGAAAGTTCGATTAAATTTAATAGTGCTATGGCGAAATTTCAACAGTCATCAGGGTTGTTGAAGAATAGCTTTTTAGAAATGGTGATCCCCGCTTTATCTAAAGGATTAGAGTGGTTAACAAAATTAGTCACTTTTTGTAAGGAAAACAAAAACATTGTAGTGGGATTTTTTACTGCTGTTGCAACTATATTGATGGGGAAATATATCCATGCAATGAAGTTGGCCAGTATTAGTACATGGACAACACTTTTCCCTATTATTGCCATCATTGCGGTTATTGCACTATTAGCTACCGCATTTGCGATTGTTTATGACGATATCATGAACTTTATCGACGGCAACGATTCGATGATTGGGCGTATTCTTGAAAAATATCCTCAGTTGAAAATTATCATTCTTGCATTATGGGAAACATTCAAAAAGCTCTTTGAATATCTAAAAGTTATCGTTGGTGTTGTGGCAGATATTGTTGTCGCTGGTTGGGAGCTAATGGCTTCAGGCTTAAAAGCTTATGTTAAGTTTCTCATTAATTGTATCTCTGTCATTGCAGGGTGGGGTAAGTCCTTTGCGGGTGTTTTTACTACGGTGACGGATGCCGTAGTGGGTGCGTTTGAATGGATGTGGGAGCAAGTCAAAAAAATCATTGGTTGGGTAAATACAGGGCTTGATGCAGTTAAAAATGGTTGGAAATCTGCTAAAGAGTTTTTCGGGTTCGGTGACGATGAAGAAATCACTGTCAATCAAAACGTAGAGCGAAAAGTCAATGATAATGGTGAGATTGAATATGCCATTCCTCAAGAAAAAAGCCAAACGACACAACAGCCACCGATTAGACACTCTATCGCTCAAGCCAATGCACAGTTAGATGCGATAGCCAACAATGCGATGAACCCGATTACAAGCCAAGCTATTAGTAATCAATCCAATGTGAAGAATGAAAGTAACGTAAGCATTGGGGAAATCAAGGTTGAAACTCAAGCAACCGATGCACAAGGTGTCGCAAGTGGACTTAGCAATGCGCTACAAGATGAAATAGCTAATGTTAATCAACAACATTCTAGTGGCTTGGGAGGTTAAAGTGCTTACAGAAGTCAAAATCTTTGATTTAGAGTCGTTTTCTACACTGTTTGATAGTGTGAGCCCGATTCAAGTCAATGTGAGAGATGAACATAAGGCGACGCAATTTCAAGTTGAAAGTGGTGAAACTCGCAGTGATCATGTGATTATTAACCCCATCGAAATTGACATGGATTTTGTGTTAACAGGGGAAATAAAAAATATCTTCTCATCGATGCAACAAGTTTTTGATGAGCTCAAATTGGTCGGTATTCAAACCCGAGTTAAAACTTACCAACCGGTGTTATTAACGGGTTTTAATCATGATGAAATACCTGACATGATTGATGCAATAAAACTGTCACTACGGTTTGTTGAGTGGCGTACTGTTGAGCCCGAATACGGAGATTTACCGCCTCGAGCTACACAAAAGCCAACGCAGTCATCAACGGTAAATCGAGGAAATGTACAAACTAAAGACGCGGATACTGAGACTAAGAAAAAAGGTTCGTTCGCAACACGTATCGCAGATGGTGATTGGAGCTTCTAATGAAAGTCATACCTTTAAAAGCTATTCCAAACCAACGCTTATCCGTCAATTTAGAAGGAGTTAATTGGACGCTAACAATAAAAGCCGGTCGCCATGCGATGTATCTTGATATTGAACGAGAAAGTGAGGTTATCGCAGTGGGAATGCGTGCGGTGGCAAACACACCTATCATTCCTTATCGCTACCTGACTGATGGTACAAATTTAGCGTTTATAACAGAAAATGATGATCTGCCCTGGTATGAATCATTTGATAGAACCCAATCATTAATTATTTGGAGTGATGATGGACTTACGACGAATACGGGTGGGGATTGAAGTTGCAGAACGACTGCAGTGGTATGAAGGATTGCGTATTAAAGCTAACGGCACCAAGTACGCAAACCCCTTACAAAATGAATGCACAGTTAGCATTGATGGATTAAACGCCCACACTCGAGATTATCTTCTCACTGAAACCAGCCCTTATCATAAAAGCAAACAAACTCGCCGTCTTTACCTTGAAGTAGGGCGCGTTAATACGGGATTATTTCGTATCTTTACCGGTGATATTGTCAGTGCAGAAATTGCCTCGCCTCCCGATGTGACACTAACCATTAAAGCTAAAACTAATAACGCCAGCTCAGGTGATATTGTTTCTTCTAGTGGTGGCGCCATGCAGAAAATGAGCGAGATAGCTTCATCGGTGGCGAAGGATTGCAAGGTTAGATTGGACTTTCAAGCTACCGATAAAAATATTGCCAACTGGTATTTTTGCGGTTCCGCATTACAGCAAGTACAACGACTGCAGGAAGCGGGAAACGTTAAAGCGTTTATTGATGATGATACGTTGTTTGTCAAAGATGATAACCAAGCCTTAAAAGGGCGCTTGCGTATTCTTAGCATGAAATCAGGCATGGTGGGTATACCCAAAGCCACCGAAAAAGGGTTATCCGTTACCTACTTAGTTGATGGCGCTTCAGAACTAGGGGGAATGCTACGACTCGAGAGTAAATTCAATTCTGCACTTAATGGCGACTATATCATTGAACAACTGAAATTCGATGTTGCGTCACATGATGATCCTTTCTTTTATCAGGCTACCTGTAAACGAGCATAACCATGAATAAACCCAATACTGATATTGCCAGTGATGGTTCGCTGGCAGGTGCGCTATCGTCTGCATTTCGTAACCTGATGATGAATACAGAGGATATGCTTCCTGCAACAGTGGTCAGTTATGACGATAAAACCAATCGTGCAGTTATCAAACCACTGGTGATGATGATAACAACTGAAGGTGAAACAGTCGGGCGAGCGCCATTGGCCAACATTCCCGTTTTTAGATTTGGGGGAGGTGGTTTCTTTATTCGCGCACCGATTAAACCGGGTGATTTTGGTTGGATAAAAGCCAATGACAGAGATATTAGCCTGATATTTCAGCGCGGAGGGTTGGAGGATCAACCTAATACCGCACGCCTCCATTCATTTAGTGATGCGATGTTTTTTCCTGACACCATCAAAGGTTGGGTCATTGATGGAAAAAACATTGATGCTTTGGTGATCCAATCAATGGATGGCTCAGTCTGTTTCTCTCTGCATAACGATAAAGTGGTGCTAGAAACGCCAAAATATGAAATCAACGCCCTTGAAACGATATTTACTGGCAATGTCACGGTAAATGGTAATTACGCGGTAAATGGTAATAGTGATTCTAACGGTGGCACGATGAAACACAATGGAAAAGATATCGGTTCTACGCATCAACACAGTGGTGTTGAAACCGGTCATGGAAATACAGGAGCGCCTCTATGAGAACATTTTCAATCGATAAAAATAATGATCTCTTTATCGGCCCTGATGGAAACCTCCAATTCAGCGAAAAAGACGATGCGGTTAAAAACCTTTGTCAGCATTTTGCCAAGGCTGTGCGTGGTGAAATGTTACATAAAAAAGATAAAGGTATTCCGTTCTGGCCAACAACCTTTGGTCGCCAAGCTGATATCCCGATGTTTGAAACGGCGTTTAGACAACGTATGAGCGAAATTGAAGAGGTGGTTGAAGTGACCCATTTTAGCGCCACAGTGGAAAACGGTGAATTGAAGTACCAAGCGACAATTCGCACGATATACGGAGGGTTTACATTGAATGGCTGATTATCGTTATATCAATAATAAAGGCGTTATTCTTCCCGACACGGCCACAATACGTGATGAAGTCGAAAGCGAGTTTCGTGCGGTGTTTGGTCAATCGATTAACCTTGCCCCTGAAACACCACAAGGGGCATTGGCGACGATGGAAGTTGAAAACCGTGATGCGATGGTGAGAAATAATGCCGAGTTAGCAAATCAAATCAATCCCGATATTGCTGGCGGTGTTTTTCTTGATGCAATATGGGCGCTAATGGGGGGGCAACGCATTAATGCCACTCACTCTTATCTTTCCAGCGTTGAATTTAGTGGCGTGCCCAGCACCATTATTCCTAAAGGCTCCTTAGCGTCTAGTGTTGCTGGTGCTATATTCGAAACAGTTTCACCCTTGATTATTGATAATACCGGCAAAGCAACGGGGGATATGAGGGCGGTTGAATATGGCCCTGTTGAATGCGGTGCTGGCCAACTTAATTCGGTTGCTAGCTCAGTATTAGGTTGGGAGAAAGTCAATAACCCCACTCATGCGGTTGTTGGTCGTTATGCTGAATCTGATATCAAAGCAAGGCGACGACGTAAGCAAACACTGGCTAAAAATACCGTCAGTGTCGCAGAAGCGATCACCTCTTCACTGTATGAATTAGAGGGCGTTAACTCGCTTTCTTTTCGCGAGAACTACACCGATGCGGTGCTCACTATTGATGGAATTTCTCTGTTGCCTCACAGCATTTACGTTTGTGTTGAAGGGGGCGACAGTAATGAAATTGCTAAATCATTGCTGAGAACAAAAACTATTGGATCGGCTTTTAATGGAGAGATAGAAATTGGTGTTGTTGAGCCGGTGAGTGGGCAAGAGTACCAAGTGAAATTTTCACGCCCTAAAGAGATCACCGTTTTTTGTCGAGTGACAGTTAAAAAATCAGCCGTTGATGCGCAAACTATTATTCCCAGTGCCATAGAACAATGGACGCGTGGAGAGTTGGACGGCGATAACGGCTTGATTGTCGGACGTGAAGTGTCACCTTTTGAGATAGCTTCTGCGGTGAATACTGTAGAGCCTCGTCTGTTCGTGACTAAAGTTGAATTGTCACTAGATGGAAAAGTGTGGAATGTTGCGTTAATTCCGATTGCCATTAATCAAATCGCACGCTTGCAACGAGGTGCTGTGCAAGTGGTGATTGTATGAACGTTCAACAATTTGAATTTCATTCCGACCTATTAAAAGCGATCCTCTGGCAGTATGAAGATGCAGAAAACCTCAAGAAACTCGCTAGTTTTAAAGCCTCTCATTTTGAAAAGTCGATGGTGTCATTTTGGCAAAACTGGTACCGAGATGTGTTTAATATCGATACAGCGAATGATTTTGGGTTGTCGATTTGGTCACGCATTCTGGATGTACCGTTAGGTATTGATATTCCACCTAGCGATAAAAATAAAGTCGGGTTTGGTTTTGGTAAAAAGAAAGCCAATTTTAAATCTAATTTCCGGCGTAATGCGGATTACACCTTGTCACTGACTGTTGATCAAAAACGCATGTTAGTACGAATGCGCTATTTTAATCTGACACAAAGCCCCACGGTCACCAATATTAACGAGTTTTTAAAACGTTTCTTTTGGCGTGATGACAGCAAAGTTTTTGTCCTTGATCCGCTAGACATGACTTATATGTATTACGTCTTTAACTTCAACCCTGACGAACGCTTACGTGTTCTTCTCGAAAACTTCGACTTAATGCCACGCCCTTCGGGTGTTGGCGTCAAATATCGCATTGTGACCAAAAAAGCCTTTGGTGTTGGTCAGCATCGTAAAAACTTCTTAGGCAGTAACTTCGGAGCATAATTCCTATGACAACTATTTTTAAAACCCCCTTTGCAACACAAGGGGATAAGGCTTCTATACCCGTAGAAATCCAACCAGACGGCTCAGTGTCTTATACACAAGGTTATGGTTACGACTATGAGCGTGACCAAGTCACAGATCCTGCTGCGAAAGATATTGAACGTGAAAAAATGAACGGGATATTTCACGATATCACGGAAGCGATTGGCGAAATTCAGCTATTTGGTTTTCCAAAATGGGATGAAGCCGGTAAGCCGTATGCGATACGCGCTATTGTGTACCATAAAAATAAAGTCTGGCAGTCTAAAGTTGAGAATAACAATATTGAGCCGGTTGCTGGTAATGCATGGGCAGAGTTAAAAGCGGATGCCACTGCAAGTGATATGGGCGCATATTCAAAAGGGGAATCCGATAAACGTTTTCAACCATTAGGTAATTACACACCATCCGGTTATAGCTACTCAAAGGCAGAAACCGACAACAAATATCAGCCAAAGGGTAATTATGCGCCTGCGGGGAACTATGCCAATAAAGGGGATAGTTACACTAAAACGGAAAGTGACGGACGTTATCAAGCGAAAGGAAGTTACCAACCATCAGGCGATTACGCGACAAATTCAGCACTCAATAGTGGGCTTAATAATAAGTTTGATAAAGGTAATGTAGTTCAAGGTACGGGAACATCAACGGTTCATGTGATGAGCCAGAAAGCTTCTACAGATGCTTTTCAACCTAAGGGAAATTATCAACCTAAAGGTAATTATGTGTTAGCGGGTACTTCATATACGAAGACGGAATCGGATGGTCGATACCAAGCTAAAGGGAGTTATGCAACGGCTGGAAGTAGCTATACAAAAGCAGAAAGTGACGGACGTTATCAAGGTAAGGGAAATTACCAACCAGCGGGCAATTATGCGCTAGTAGGAGCATCGTATACTAAGGCAGAGTCTGACGGTAAATATCAGCCTAAAGGCAGTTATCAAATTTCTGGTTACAGTTATTCAAAATCAGAATCAGATGGTAAGTATCAGCCTAAAGGGAGTTATGCAACAGCAGGGAGCAGTTATACAAAAACGGAAAGTGATGGTCGATATGAAAAGAAAGGTACAGGAAAAAGTTGGCGAAAAGTTGGTGGAGCTGGTCATTCTACTTCGACGATTACATTAACAGAGGATGTTAGAGGAAAGCAGATTTATTTCAAATTACCGGGGGGATCTGGGGGAGAAAACTGGACAACTGTTATGATGCCTCCTGTTGATAATATTGGCATTGCATTTCACCAAGGACAAACGGGATTTTGTGATGTATGTACATTAAACAATGGAAAAACTCTTAAATCGTTAAGAGGGGTTTATATGGATTGGAGTGAGGTTTGGGTGTCTGAATAAGAATGATATACACGAGGTGAAATATTGATGACCGCTTAGGCGGTCACTTTAATCAATAAAAACATAATTATTTACCTATTTAAAAATTTAACTAAGTTATCAATATAATTTTCACTGTAGAATTTATTTATGGATTCTTTTATTTCCATATAATCAGGATAGTTAAAATCATATAGTTTATTTATTTTGTCAGCTAATTCTTCTATATTACCGGGAGTATATAAAAATCCATTATTATCATTGATAATATCGGAAGGCCCGGATAAGCAATTGGAACTAATGCAAAAAATACCTCTTGAAACAGCCTCCCCTAAAACCATACCAAAACCTTCAAGGGTCGATGTTAAGAATAATGCATCTACTTTTTTAATGTTATTTTCTATATAAGACCATGGATCATTTTGCCAACCATGAAAAATCACATGATTACTTAATCCATAGTGTCTAATAATTTTTTTTAGTTCATCTAATTGATTTTTATTACCACTACCAATTAAGTGAAGTGTCCAATTTTTTTGAACTAGTGACAATGATTGTATTAACTCTATAAGGTTCTTTTGTCCATAAGCCATAACTCTACCGACATAAATGAATGTCTTATAATTATCATTAGTTCTTTCAATAATATGATTATTTCTATCAATAGGATTAAATATCAAGGCTATTTTTTCTTCCCTTATGCCTCGTTCAATGAGTTGCTCTTTTATTCCTGAGCTGATTGCTAAATGACGATCAACTTTTAGGAGATAGTCTTCTCTATACAAATTGTTAATGGCGAAATGTAACCATGAGTATGTTTTTATTGGAGAAAATAGTGCTATTTTTTTAACCAAAGAACCTACATAGCAAGATAACAAATCTAAACAAACTATATGTTTTATATTTTTATCTTTAATATATTTTTTTATGCTTATAGCATAAGACATCCTCTTTATTTTTCGATTTCTTACATTAGATGAAATTCTTTTGAAAGGGATGTTAATTAACCAATCATCATTATACTCTTCCAATCCTTCATTTATAAATATTATATCCATATTTATATGGCAGTCTTTTAGTAATATATTTAATTGATTACAAACTGTTTCTATACCACCATAGCCACTGAGATTATGAGAGAGTAATAATACATTATTGTTCATTTTATGACTCATGTACTTGATGTTTATGTTATCGAGATTAATTTGTGAATATATTATCTTAATAACATACCATATGAGTATAACAAATTGCTATTATACGTGAACATGAGAAATGATTAACTAATTTTTTCCTGATATTCTATAAAATACCCCTCCAACTTCTCAAGCAAATCTCTAGCCACATCCTCGGTCATATACGTCCTCATTGGCTCCCGTCTAACATCTTTCATTTTAAACGTGCTCTCATCAAACATTGGATCAGAAAAGATAATATCCATAAACAGATAGCCATACGGGTTATCTGCAGATAAACGAGCCTCTTCTAACTGAGCAATATATTCAGCATTATTTATTTCTAGATTAATCATGGTATCACCTATTTAGCTGTGTTTTTATGCGGGAATCCATGAATCATCGAGCCAAATTTCTTCAATGATTTGGTTTATTTCTTTAGCATCATCGTCACTTTTGGTACCACTGACTATTAGTGATGTTGATGAGCTTAAGGCTACTCTGACGTTTAAAGAACCATATTTGTTTCCGACTTTTTGAATGATTCTCTCACGAAGGGCATCGCGTACTTTTTCTGAGGGTTTGTTGCTAGATTCTTTATCAAAGAGAATTTCAATACGAGGCAT